CTCTTTTCCCACCTCACACTAAAGTGAGGCATGATCCCCTTTAGGGGGTCTCATGGCACAGGGTCTACACCTCATCTAAGAGATAGGGTGTCCACGCTGTGTCTACCGCCCAAGGCGAGTGGGGAACTATTTTCCACCTGCCTTCGGAAGTGACGCTAACTTCAAGAGAGAAGTCCAAGAAAGGACCTCCCTCAGCGTTCGAAGTGGAACGTGAAGTTAGCCAGTATATCAGAGCTAGGCTCTGAGGGTAATCATGCTTCTTAATCACTTGATGGAGACGGGATCTTTTCCTATCTCCAGTGACCAAGGATGTGATATCCTCAGGATCTATACCCCCGTGAAGTTTTTCGGGGATTAGTCTCGCCCACTTTTTGTGAAAATCGATGATCGCCGGATGCAATAAGCACCGAAGATCACGCGACTCCCAAATAAGGAGGCGATTAAGCACTCTGATCACGTCAGTTTTCTGACGTACTGGTTCCCTTAAGTAAAAGGGTGTCACTTCTACACCACCGTAGTAGTGTCTTCCGCAACTTTCGCGGAAGTTACCACTCCAGGCTGACTTTTTGGAGTTAACCGTAAAGCCAAACCACGAGAAGGTTCTTGCGAGCCTTCTTGCAATGGCGACGGGGACGATAATATCGTCACCGTACACTGATATGGTTCCTTTCGTACCGGAGAGCCAACATATCGCACGCGATAAAGCGTAGAATATTAAACTCTCCAATTCAAATGTGAACCCGTTTCCCATGGATGAGAACATCTCTAACTGACGGATTTCTCCATCAACTAGAGTCTCATGCACACGGATATCGTCTAAGAGCGACCACCAATCGAAAGGTAGAAGCTCGAAAACGAGCTGCTTCGTGATACTATCACTAGCAGCCGAAAGATCAATTGTAGCTAATCCAGCCTTAACGGCCGTTTTCGCCAACTCTTGATTCCGAGATTGATCAAGTAGATTAATCCCGGTTTTCTTTCGTAAACGAGACCGAATATACTTTCCAGCAGAACGCTGGAGCAGCATATTAATCTCCGGCTCTTTACAAGCCGGTCGGTCGATTTCAGTGTTTTTAGGAACGGTAAACAGCACACTATGCTCTTGCGGTACGATCACTTGATCAGAGAGCTGCGTACAAGACGCGACTCTCAGCCAGTGCTTTACGCACGAAGAGCTGACGTGAGCTATTCCGCCGTGCTTTAAGATAGAAGCCATAGGACTCCTACCCACTCTAGTACTGGCACCGTTGGAGTGCTGAATATCCGTAAGGACATCAGGATAAACCAACGGACCCAAGATGGATTTAATTATACCACGCGCTTTATCGATTAAAATATCGCTTGTGGTCCATCCCAGATCGACATCTCCCAACTGGAGACGCTGATTAGTAATAGAGTTACGCTCGTCGGCAGCAATCCACTTATGGACGGCTGCGGTTCGACGCTCTTCAGCAGTTGCAGTTCCCTCACCGGAGTATTTTGATTTATACTCCGATAAAAGATATCTGCCTTTAAACCCCTCGGTTACACTTAACTCTAATACGAGTGAGTCGAGTGCGGTTTCGAAGCCTAAAGCTGCTGATCTCGGCAAGTAATTGACGTCGACTTTTGTCTTACGTTTCTTACTTTTATCTAACATCATTATATCCTTTATTGGATTACAAGAGTATGGAACTTCCAGACTATAGCATTATTGCTATTGGATTATCTCGACCGGAATGGAAATGAACTTAGAAAGATCAATTCCAAACGCGAGGTTAGCTAAAACTACAGCTGCCCCCAAAACGGCGAGATACACCCCAAGAAGGAGTGGCCCAGATGGGCCACGTATACCTGATGCCAGGAATCGTAGGGCTTGCTCGAAAGCAGCCTTTTTGAATCCCTTAAGCATTAGTAAATACCTTCCAAGTCATGGAAAACGGCGTCAATGAAGACGTCGCCGGAGGCCAGGGCATTACCTGCCAAGACCGCCAAGTTCTTCCGCTCTTGAAGAGATGATGTCGGATCGAAAGAAAAGTCAATATTCGCATATGCGGTACGGACTACTTTCGGCGAGACTACGCCATTAACAGTTTCATCAACTGTCACGGGCATAGCAAGAGACAAACGCGCCTTGACTTTCGTCGGAGTGCGTTTGAGCGAAACGGTGACAACGTTGTCACCGATCGGAGTCCCGTCACTTTCCACCAGACGTGCAAGACCAGTATCCGTTTTGGACTGGGGCACAAAGGTGTGAGCGACAGGAGTGGATTCACCATCATTGATGGTGATGCTAGTAAGGGCTGGCATATGCTAGCTCCTTTGGTTAAGCAAGGCCAAAGCGGTCAATGCTTGTCCAGACCCCAAGTGAAAACTCACCCAGAGGCTTGGAATAGGAAAGTCGCCTAAAGGACGGCGACCAAAACCATCGATTGTAATGTTCCAGCTTGCTGGTTCACCTGACCAAACGCTTGGCTTAACGAGACGATAAGATCCTTTACAGAATCTTGTCTTGTAGCCGTGC